CTTTCAAAGACCGCAAGGGTTATCTGAACGCTGACGGCATTTTTGTAAAGGAAAAATGATGTTCCCGCTTATTGGATTTCTCTGCGTTGTTGCGTGGTTGACACACATCTTTACCTGCTTTGGTGGCGGTTTGTGGGGCTTCTTGCTGGCTGGCGCTATCTTTTTTCCAATCGGTATCCTTCACGGGTTTTACCTTTGGTTTAATTGATATAGAATAATTTGAAACACGGCTAGGTCGGACTAATTACCCGACTGAAAAGCGACCCACCCCGCCTGCCGCTTGTTTCTTCTCAGGGTGGATTTATAGGGTGCGACATGAAGATCAAAAATTGGTCAAAGTTCCAACATTTCAAAGACCGTAAACCGCCTTGGGTCAAGCTGTATCGAGATGTTCTTGATGACCTTGAGTGGCACGAATTAGACCCCCTTGCAAGCAAAGTGCTAGTCATGTGCTGGCTTATCGCTAGCGAAGATGAAGGCCGTCTCCCAAACACAAAAACCCTTGCATTTCGTCTAAGAATGACAGAAAAGCAAACTTTGGAATCAATTAACAGGTTGTCTCATTGGCTGGAACAAGATGATATCGACTTGATATCAGAGCAATATCAAACTGATAGTCTAGAGACAGAGAGAGAGACAGAGAAAGAGAAGAGACAGAACACGCAGCGCGGGTCGCGCTTGCCAACCGATTGGGTTTTGCCAACTACTTGGGAAGATTGGGCTAAGAAAGAAAGGCCTGATCTAAACATTGAGAAAACAGCTTGTTATTTTTATGACTATTGGATTGCCAAGCCTGGTGCTGGCGGCGTAAAACTGAACTGGGAAGCAACTTGGCGCAATTGGGTGAGAAGCCAAAAACAATCCTACAAACCGCAGGATGTTGTTCACCTGACAACCCCAACCCCTGCCAACCATGACGCTGCCCTGCGAAAGATTGAAGAAGATCGCAAGAAGGCAGTACCTATTCCGCCAGAAATCAAAGCAAAGATGGAAGCCCTAAAACGAGGGGCTGTGTGATGAATGAACTCGAAAAAGCGTGGAATATCGGAACTGGAACACCTGAAGAACTGCGAAGCCGAGGAATGGACTCGGAGATTCAAAGAGAAGGCATCGACTCTTGGCTACAACAAAGCGTTTGCATGGTGGCAGGGTGTGTTAAGGGACTTGGAACGAATCAGAGGCGAATCCGCTACTTTGGATTTGAGGCAACGCATGAACAAACTGAAGGATAAAAAATGAACTGGCAAGACGAACAAAAGAAGGTGGCTACTGGTGTAACTGGTGGTCAAGAGCCTGTGTCGTGGCGTAACGCTGCAATTCGCGTTGGTGAGGATTTATGTTCAGTTGGGCCGTTTGGTTATTACGACATGACAGCAGAGCAATGGCTAAATTGGGCGCTTGGTGTTGTGACAGTTCACCTTCCACAACCAAAGCGTGAATGGGTTGGGCTGACATCTGCTGACTTTGACAAATTAGAACAGTTGTTTGGCAACAAAGTCTCAAACGATTTTGTCTTTGCTGACATTGTTTGCGTTATCTCAGCCAAGCTCAAGGAAAAGAACACATGAAATTCATAGCCCGAATATGCGCCATCTGCAAAAAGCCAAAATCAGCCCTTGGTGGAAAGATCATCAAGCGTAACGGTATGCGTCAATGGATATGCAAAGCCTGCGTGGAAGAACAATGACATTCATGCTCACATTCACCGTAGAAGGCGACCCACACGGCAAAGGCCGCCCCCGCTTTCGGTCAACTGGAAAGTTTGTCCAGACCTACACCGATTCCAAGACGAAATCGTATGAGGAAAAAGTCAGAGATGCTGCCAAACAAGCGATGGGAAGTGCCGAACCCTTAGAAACGCCTGTAAGCGTCTTTTGCTACATCAGGCTACCTGTGCCTAAGTCATACTCTAAAACCCGCAGGGAAGCCTGTTTAAGTGGCTCTGAGCGCCCTTCTAAGAAGCCAGACACCGACAACGTGTTCAAAAGCGTATCGGATGCAATGAACGGGATTGTTTACCAAGATGATTGTCAGATTGTGTCAATCAACGCCAAAAAGGTCTATTCGGCTGTGGCGGGGGTTGATGTGATGGTCAGAGAGGAGATTGAGTGAAGCCTACAGGAACAGAAGCAAAGGTCTGTGAGGACATAGCCCAAAGGCAGGCGCTTGGAATCAAGAAGTATGGGGTAACCGTTGAAGAAAATCAGCTTTCTTTGTTGGAGTGGTTACAACACGCTTACGAGGAATGTTTAGACCAAGCGGTTTATTTAAAACGAGCAATTGACGAAATTAAGGAAATTAGATGAACGAAGCACCACACTCAGCCGTTGATTTCATTATCAAGAATGCGCCCAAATACGGCAAAGCCAAGGGCAACAGGGTACAGATCGAGGAATTCAGAAAGTCAAAAAAGGCGCTTTTAATGAAAGATGCCTTGACCAGAGGCTTTGAGGCCGCAAACGCCCAAGAGCGAGAGGCTTACGCTGACCCTGAATATGTTCAACTGATTTCAGGATTGGCGGCGGCTGTTGAGGAAGAAGAAACCCTGAAATGGCAGATGGAAGCCGCAAAGATGCGCGTGGACATCTGGAGAACCGAACAAGCTAACAACCGAACAATAGACAAGGCGGCGACATGACACAAGATGAAATTATTGATGCAAGTCAACATATTAATCATATGAAAATAGATGTTGAAAACTACAACAAAGTTTTTGGTAGGTTTTTGCAAATTGATGGTTCTGGCTTGGTCACAGGTGCAATTTATTTGGGAAACAATTATGCAAAATCCAACGAATATTATGGCGGTTATCAAGGAAATTACTTAAAAAGAATCAAAGCATTGTTTCCTAATGCTAAAGACATTTTGCATTTATATGCTGGTCAAGTTAATGACGCAGATTTGCGTGGCGACAAAATAGATATGAACCCGCAAACAAAAGATACAAAATATGGCGATGCTCGCGAGTTATCTAAATACATAGATAAACAATATGACCTAATAGTTGCAGACCCACCTTATGGCGAAGAAAGATTGAAAGAATATCAAAAACGATATGGTTGTAAGGCCGAATCCTTAAATGTTAAAAAAGTTTTTAGAGAAATGCACAAAGCAACTAAAAATGGCGGTTTTGTTGTTTGGCTTGATTGGCAACGACCTTTTTATAGAGGTATAGAGTGGAAAGAGGCTGGCGCGATCCTTTATCGAGGAAGTACGGGTCACAAGGATAGATCAATATCCATTTATAAAAAAGTTACTTCAATACCAACTGAAACAAATGGTGAAGCATGAGAAAGAAGTGCAACCGAAAGGTCTGGTCAACCCAAATCAACCCAATTGCTCATGCAATGGCTGGCGCGGCCATAACTGATGAATCCAGCCTAAACAAGTTGAGACTTGGCGAACTATCCGCTTTAGAAGCCATGAGAATGGGCAAAGGAACGCTAGAAGATTGGCGGCTTTTGGTGGATATGCTGAATATCACCCAAACCTTTATCCGCTACGGGATTGGGCCAGAGGCAAGAGAGGATTGCAACAAAGCCCAAGACAGCCTCTATAACGCTGCCAAACGCTACGAAAAGACCAAGCGAATGGGATTAGATGGACAAGGAATAACAGCCCTTCAAAATGTCCATGAGTGGCATGACCTTCAAAGGACTAGTGTCGCCAGGTCAGTCTATGAGGACATGATTGAAAAGACTAGAAACTACATCAAATCTAAGGGTAAGGAAGTGGTGGAAATATGAAAGTATGGAAATCTTTTTATTTTGAGGCATCACACACTTTGCCTGACAACCCTCAGATTCATGGACACAGCTATTTGGTTAGGTTGTGGTTTGAAAGTTCACCAGAAACCCCTGTTGAGTTGAATCAGATTGAAAAACTTGAATGGCAATTGCATCGGTGTGTAGATCACAAACATCTAAATGACATGATGAAAAGCCCAACAATGGAACAAATTTCGGCTTATTTGCTCAAACAAGGCCATACTTTGATTCAAATGCAAAACATTCGGGTTAATTTGTTAAGCGTGGATGTTGAGCGCCCATCCCTTAATTTTGGAGTGCAAGCATGATTCACTACCACGGAATGCCCATAACCCCCGCCACCGCCGCTGCCAAAGCGGTTGAAGCAGGTCATGCGTTTGTGTCGTTTGCTCATCCCGATCAACTTTCTATTGCAATTGAAATGTGTCAGTCCTTTGCGATTGATAACGGCGCGTTTTCGGCGTGGAAAAGCGGGAATCCAATAAAAGATTGGGATGCCTTCTACGATTGGGCGCTAAACCTTAAAAAAGTCCCTTCCTGCGACTTTGCGGTAATTCCCGATGTGATTGATGGAACAGAAGCCGACAACGATGCCCTTTTGAGAGATTGCCCACTTCCTGAGTGGTTTGGCGCACCTGTCTGGCATTTACACGAAAGCCTAGAAAGACTAGAACAACTAGCAAACACTTATGTTAGGGTCTGTCTTGGTAGTTCTGGCGAGTTTTCCACAGTCGGCACAAACAAATGGTGGTCTAGGATTGGTCAGGCGATGCGGGTTATCTGTGATGACATGGGCAGACCCTGTTGCAAACTTCATGGCTTGCGGATGTTAGACCCTGCGGTGTTTTCCAAACTGCCATTTTCGTCAGCTGACAGCACAAACATTGGAAGAAATGTTGGGATAGACAATAACTGGAAGTCAGGAAACTACCCACCACCAACAAAAGAAATGAGAGCGCAGGTTATGCGTTCACGAATTGAAGCGCATAACGCCCCTGCGGTTTGGGGATTTCATCAAGTTGAGCAAGGGGAAATGTTTTGATTCCCAAATTTCCTTACTTTCGGTCAAAGAAACATCTAAAGAATGTGGCCAGCCTACCGTGTCAGGTCTGTGGGCTAGAGGGAAGCACCCAAGCTGCCCATTCAAATCAAGCCAAACACGGGAAGGGAAGGGGAATCAAGGCAAGTGACGAATACACCGCAGCCCTCTGTTTTAGGCATCATTTCCTGATAGACCAAGGAAACAGCCTAACCAAAGAGGAACGGGTGGAAATGTGGGAAAAAGCCCACCAAAAGACCATTAGCGCCCTGATCGAGCAGCATTTATGGCCGACAGAACTTCAACCCCGATGAGCCTTGTCCAGACCCTGAGATTCGTGCTTTTTGAGTTCTTTTTCGACCTTTTCGATACGGCGCATTTCTTCTTTATGTTCACGCACAGACTCATAATGACCCGTGGGGGTGGGGCGATGGTTCTTCTTTTCGGTGATTTTGAAGTTGGTGGCCATGAAAAAAACTCCTATAATGTGTTGACTATTATGCCTTTAAGGGCGTAAAGTTACCAAACAACTTCCTTAAGGAACAATCATGGGCAAAATGGATTCAAGCAAGGGCATCCCAAGCGTGACTGGTGCAACAGCACCTAAGGGCGCAACTTCTTCTGACCGTACTGGCGAACGCATGGAAAAAATGCGTGGTGGCGTGGCTATGGGCATGGAAGATAAGATTGGTGCTGACAAGCAATTCAATACTGGCAAAACCTCTGGTATTTGCTACGTAAAAGAAAAAGCAGCTTACCGCTAAAAAGCGAAGCCCAAGCAGCCGTGAAGGGACTGCAAGGGCCTCTAAACAAGGCAAATAAGGAGATTCGCCGTGTCTGTTAAACATTGTAAGGCTTGCGACCATTTCGTTGATAGTGGGCAAGCCATTGGTACTTGTAGACGGTATCCGCTCTATCAGACAAGATCGCCGCATGAATGGTGCGGTGAATTCACGCCTATACCGTATGCCGAACCAGTACCTGAGATGCTGGCGTTGCCTGTTCGTGAGATGGAAGAAAAGCCAAAACGCAAATACACCAAGAAGGTGAAGAATGATTAAGCCATTACGCGACAAGATCATTGTGAAGCCTGAACAGCGGTTTGTGTCTGAATTGCTGGATTTAACCCAAGTCCAAGGCGTTGACACCAAGGGAATCGTGGTGGCCGCAGGGCCAGAGGCGTTAGATCAAGGATTAAATATCGGTGACAAGGTTCATTTTGGGACTGTGGCCGCCGATGTGAATGACGAATACCTGAAGTTTGAGCCGCTGATGTTGGATGGTGCTAGACACCTGAAAATGTCATGGCAGGATGTTTGTTTTGTGGAGGAACTATGACTAAAGACCAAATCCAAGCCCGTATTGACGAACTGATGAAGATCGGCAAACAAGTAGAAACACAGATTCACGCCATCAATGGTGCGCTTCAAGAATGCAACTACTGGTTAGAGCAGATCAAACAGGGCGCAGAACCTGACACCAACAATGAAGGTTGAGAACATTTATACCTTGGTGATGTGGTACGAAGCCGCCAAGAAACAATTGGAGTGGTTGCGTAAAAGCGACAATCGAGCTTTAATTGAGGCGTACAAGGAAATCGTGGCTTCATACGAGGCCAGATTTCGCGACCTGAACGAAGATATAGACGTTATGGCTTACTTTGGGGAACAAAATGGCAGTTAAAAACAAGCCTATTGAGCACAAAACCACGGGTAAAGGTAAAACCTACAACCCAACAGAAAAAGGCGCAGGAATGACCGCCAAGGGTCGTGCTGAATACAACGCCAAGAACAACGCCAATCTAAAGCCACCTGCCCCAAATCCAAAGACAAAGGCAGACGCAGGCCGAAAGGCTTCTTTCTGTGCAAGGATGGAAGGCGTAGTAAAGAACGCCAAAGGCCCTGCTGAGAGAGCAAAAGCATCATTAAAGAACTGGAATTGCTAAAATCGGACAAAACCGAGGATTCCTATGCCAACCCTAGCCGACATTTACAGCGCCATCAACACAGCCAAACGCAAAGGCACTGACTTTATTCAAAACCCTGGCACAAGTCTGGCTCAAATGTTGGGCAATGCGAATGACCGAGCAAGGGCGTTTAATGAGTTAAACAGACAGGCGGCAGAAGAAACAATTGCGGCGCGTGACCCTTTTGCTAATGGGCCAGCCAACCAAGAATTGTTAAGAACTATGTCGAGTGCTTACAATCCCGCCGGCATAACTTTTTTAACTGGGAAACCAATAACTTTTCCGTTTATTAAAAACACCCAAAAAGCGCCACAATTACAAAAATATGGTGAAGATAGATTTGGACAAGCTATTGAGCCGCATGGCAATTACATAACAAGTGCCCACGATGTGGATGTGACCAAATTGCCAGAAAACTACATTCATGGCAGCATGGAATTTAAAAATCCTTTGGTCATTGATTGGGGCAAGTCTGGTTTATACACAGAACCTGACAACTGGAAACAAGTTCTTTCAAAGCAATATGGCGGTAAAAAAGGCAAAGCCTTATCCAAAGCAATTGCTAAAGATGGCTATGACGGCATAGTTACCATGAAAGAAAATGAACCATCCGAAATTGTAGATTTATCACGATTTTTTACACCCAAATGACAGAAACCCAAGAAAAGCGCCCCGTAGGTCGCCCAAGCCTATATGACCCTGCCTATTGTGAGCAGGTAATAGAGCTTGGCAAGATCGGCAAGTCAACTGAGGCTATTGGTGCTATTCTTGGCGTGGGGACTAAAACTTTATACAACTGGCGCGATCAATATCCAGAATTTTTACACGCCTTAGAGTTAGCCAAAGAGTTTGAACTGCAATGGTGGGAAGATATTGCCCAAACTCACATGGTTGAGAACAAAGAAAGCGACAAATTGAACGCAACGATTTGGTCGCGTAGCATGGCTGCTAGATTCCCTAAAAAGTATCGTGAGAGCGTCAAACAAGAGATTACAGGGGCAGAGGGTGCGCCTTTGCTTCAAGGGATTCAAGTTACTTTTGTCAAACCTGAAAATCGGTCTGATGACGCTGGATAAACGTAACCAGCACTAACACGCATGGGGATTGTCAGGGGCTTAAAACCTCTGCGGTGGTCGCAACCTGCCACTGTAAATTCGGTAGTCCTCAGCCGTGTTAGGTGTTAAGCCAGCAATCGAGGATGTTGACGCAAGCAGTTTTCTGGCTTTCCTGTTTGCCTAGTTGAAAACCGAATCGTGCCTGACAGCCTATTGGAGAACAATGGATTTAAAAGATGCAATCGCTAAAGCTCAGTTTCCTTACAAACTGGCTTGCCTGTTCGACCCGCCAAAAGCTCGGTATCGTGTGCTTTATGGTGGGCGTGGCGGCGCTAAGTCTTGGGGTGTTGCTAGAGCACTACTAATCAAGGGTGCTAAAGACTGCCTACGCATCCTGTGCGCCCGTGAGTTTCAGACCTCAATTAAGGATTCAGTCCACAAGCTGCTGTGCGACCAGATCACCGACCTTGGCCTGACCGCCTTTTACGAGATAACCCAAACATCAATCCGTGGCAAGAACGGCACAGAGTTCAGCTTTGTCGGCCTGAAGAACAATGTGGCCAACGTCAAATCCTACGAAGGTGTGGACATTTGTTGGGTTGAGGAAGCGCAAACGACAAGCCGATTAAGCTGGAATGTGCTTATCCCGACCATCCGAAAGCAAGACTCAGAGATTTGGGTGACCTTTAACCCTGAGTTGGAGAGTGATGAGACTTACCAAAGGTTTGTGCTAAACCCACCCGAGGGCGCGGTAGTCCAGAAGATCAATTGGTCGGATAACCCTTGGTTTCCTGAAACGCTGGAAGTTGAGAAGAACCAACTGAAGATGCGCGACCCCGAATCCTATAACGTGGTTTGGGAAGGTTTATGCAGGCAGACTGTTGACGGGGCTGTGTTTGCCAAGGAAATGCAATTGGCTGAGTTGGATGGGCGTATCACAAGGGTCAATTACGACATGACCAAGCCTGTCCACGCAATATTTGACTTAGGTTGGTCTGACGCTACGGCTATTTGGTTTCTCCAGTTTGTGGGCATGGAAACCCGCTTGATTCGCTACATTGAGGGCAATCAGCAGACCATGAGCGAATACCTGGCCAAGATGCAGACATTTGGGTATATCTACGACACCTTGTGGTTACCGCATGACGCTGAGAACAAGACTCTAGCGGGGAACGGGCGAAGCATTGAGGAAATCGTCAGGGCGGCAGGCTACAAGACCAAGATTATTCCAAAGACACCGATTATGGACTCGATCAACGCTGCCCGAACAATCTTCCGCAATTGCTGGTTTGACCGCGAGAACTGCCACGAGGGGCTTCAATGCCTGCGTCACTATCGTTACGATGTTGACCCTGACACAAAGCAGTTCAGCAGAACGCCAGTACACGACAACTATTCACACGGCGCTGACGCATTCAGGTATATCGGCCTGATGGTTAACGAACCCCGACAACGCCCAAGAGCAAAGCCAATCCAGAACTATGGTGGAATGAACGCTTGGATGGGATAATGGCATAAAATCGCCGCATATTTAAGGACTTGCTATGGCAAAAGATACGGTTGGTGACCCAAGAATTGACGAGGCTAAACAGTTCCTCAAGTTAGCCAATGACGCTGACACCATGAACCGCCAAGAGGCGCTAGAAGATATGAAGTTTGTGGGCGGTGAGCAATGGCCTGTTGAACTTCAGAACTCACGCAATCTTGAATCCCGCCCTGTCCTGACCATTAACAAGTTAGATGGTTATTGCCGTCAGGTGGTCAACCAGATCAAACAACAGCGACCCCGCCCCAAAGTTCACGGCATGAACTCACAAGCTGACGAAAAGACCGCCCAAGTTATTCAGGGCATTATTCGTCACATTGAGGCTAATTCCCGCGCTGATAACGCCTATGACACCGCCGCTGACTACGCTGTTCGCATGGGTTGGGGCTATATCCGACTTCGCACCGATTACGTTTCGCCTGACTCATTCGATCAGGAAATTTACATTGATGCTGTGGATAACCCATTTACCGTCTATTACGACATTAACTCGGTTGCCCCCGATGGTTCAGACGCAGAACGTTGTTTAATTACAACAATGATGCCCAAGAGCGAGTTTGAGAAGCTCTACCCTGATTCCGACACTATGTCGTTTACCCAACGGGGTACAGGTGACAGCCAATCCGAGTGGATTACCAAGGAAGATATTCGCCTTGCCGAGTATTACTACACCGTCAAAGAGAAGGCAACCCTGTATCTTTTGAGCGATGGTTCATCCACTTTTGCTGATGACAAGGACTTCTTCAATCGTTTGGAAGCCGTTGGCGTGACTGTGGTCGATCAACGGGATTCCTACAAGAAAACTGTGAAGTGGTGCAAATTGACAGCCTGCGAGATTCTTGAGGAAAGAACCTTGCCAGGCCGCTATATCCCTGTCGTTCCTGTGATGGGTCGCCATATCGTTGTGGGTGACAAACGCCACAAGTTCGGCATGGTGCGCTACGCCAAAGACCCACAGCGTATGTATAACTTCTGGCAAACCAGCATGACCGAATCAATCGCACTCGCACCAAAGGCGAAGTGGTTGATGGCTGAAGGCCAAGACGAAGGCCACGAAAACGATTGGGCGCAGGCTAACGTTAAATCCTTCCCATTGCTGCGTTACAAGCAGACCGACATTGAGGGTCGCCCCGCGCCTACCCCAACCCGTTTGCAACCAGAACCACCACCAACAGGTATCTTGGCTGCGACCGAGACAATCGACCTTGACATGAAGATGATGATGGGCGTGTTTGACCCTGCCCAACTGCGACAAGGCAATGTGTCTGGTAAGGCTCTGAACGGCCAAATTCAGCAGATGGATTTGTCCAACTTTGACTTCTACGACAACCTTACAAAGTCACAAGCACAAGTCGCCCGAATCATCCTTAACTGGATTCCACAAGTGTATGACACTCAGCGCGTCATGCGAATCATTGGTGACGACAACAAACCCGAGACTATCACCATCAACGAGCGTGATGCTGTGGGTCGTGTTATGAACGATGTGACTGTTGGCCTCTACGATGTGGTGATGGATACAGGGCCTGGCTATAACTCAAGACGCGAAGCCGCTGTTGAGGCCATGACGCCTATCCTTTCACGTGACCCCAACCTGATGGCTCAGATTGGTGACTTGTGGTTTAGAAACCAAGATTTCCCTGGCGCTGACATCATTGCTGACCGCTTGGCCACACTCAACCCGCTGGCTCAGATTGACGAGAAATCGGACATTCCCCCGCAAGCTCAAATGGCCATCAAGCAATTGCAGACGCAACTCCAGCAGGCTCAACAGCAAATGCAACAAATGCAAATGGCCATGAAACAGCGTCAGGACATTGAGCAAGTCAAGCAAAACAACGAGAACAAGCGCAAGTTGATGGATGTGACCGCTAGAGCGCACAACACCGAAACAATGGCAGAAGTCAGGGTAAATGACCAGAACACCCGTTCTATCACCAGCCAGAACAAGACCGAAATTGACGCAATTGTTCAACTTCTCCTGCACAACATGGACACCGCCAGATTGGTCAAAGAGATCGAGGCTAGAAACTTTGAGCAAGCGCAATACACTCAAATTGCGGCGCAAGACATTGACCAAGGCCAAAACCCATTGATGCAACAATAAATTCGTGGTAAATTAACCACAAACCTTACCCGTGAGGTACACGGGGCAAATTCGGAGTGACAACGTAATGTCTGAAAAACAAGCTAGTCAAGTATTGACAGGCGAAAACGCAGCGGAATTTTATGCAAACAGATTAGGTTTAGCTGAATCCCCGACTGAAGCCGTGGCCGAAGAAACATCGGAGCCGACAGAAGTTGAGGAACAGAGTGAACCTGAGGAAGCAGAAGCCGAAGCAAAACCACAGGAAGAAAAAAAGCAAAATCCTAAACTTGAACGGCGATTCTCGGAAATCACTAAGCAACGTGAAGAAGCGCGAAAAGAAGCGCAAGCAGAGCGTGAGCGTAGAGAGGCCCTAGAAGCGCGTTTGGCGGCACTTGAAACGCAATCTAAGCCTCAGGCTGTGGTTGCAGACCAAGAACCCCAACCTAGCCAATTCAACGATGCGTTTGAATACGCCAAAGCACTCGCAGAGTACACGGCTGACAAACGAATTGCTGAAATGAAGCAGGAAGAAGCGAAGGCCAAAGAAGCTGTTGAGCGCCAAAAGGTCATTGACCAATGGACTCAAAAGGTTCAAAAAGCCAAAGCCGAACTGCCTGATTTTGATGACATGGTTGCATCAAGTGATGTGGTCGTAAATGACGACATTCGTGATGCGATTCTGGAGAGTGACGTAGGGCCTCAAGTCCTGTATCACCTAGCTGAAAACACAGACTATGCCAAAAAGATCGCTAGCATGAGCCCCAAACAGGCTCTGAGAGAAATAGGAAGGCTTGAGGCTAGGTTTGAAAAAACCGAAGAATCTAAACCTGTGGCTAAAAGTAAAGCACCAGCACCGATCAGCCCGATTCGGAGTTCTGGAAAAGCAGATTTGCCTATAAGCGCCAATGGCGAATTTCATGGGTCTTATCAGGCTTGGAAAGAAGCGAGAAAAGCGGGTCGGATTCGGTAAACCTAATCTTTTTGAAAGAGACTAAAAAATGTCAAACAATTTGCTAACCATTAGCAAGATCACCAACGAAGCGTTGATGGTCTTGGAAAACGAGTTGACCTTCACTTCTGAAGTTGACCGCAACTATGACGATCAGTTCGCTGTCGTGGGCGCCAAGATCGGTAACACCGTGAACGTTCGCAAGCCTGGCCGCTTCATCGGTACTACTGGCCCTGCCCTGAATGTTGAAGATTTCAACGAAACCAGCGTTCCCGTGACCTTGAGCACACAATTCCACGTTGACACCCAATTCACCACACAAGATTTGGCTTTGTCTTTGGATATGTTCTCTGACCGCGTGTTGAAACCCGCTATCGCTGCAATCGCCAACAAGATTGACCGTGATGGTATGGCTATGGCCGTGGCACAGACTGCCAACATCGTTGGTACTGCTGGCGTTGTTCCTACCGAATTACTGACCTACTTGACCGCAGGCGCATATTTGGACAGCGAAGGCGCACCCCGTGATGGCCGCCGTTCATGTATCGTTGAACCCTTTACTTCTGCTTCCATCGTGAACAGCTTGAAAGGTTTGTTCGTTCCTCAAGAAGCCATTGCCGCTCAATACCGTAAAGGTTTGATGGGTCGTGACTCTGGTGGTATGAACTGGAAACTCGATCAGAACGTTGTGTCACAAACTTTCGGTGACAACAGCACCGACACCGTGACCGCTTCTGTGAACACCACCACAGCTACTGGTTTCTTGACTAGCGGTTGGGCTTCTAGCTCTACCATCAGCGTGACTGCTGCCAACACAGGTATCATCAACCTGAACGCTGGTGACGTTATCACTATTGATGGTGTGTTCGCTGTCAACCCACAAAACCGCCAACCTTACGGCTCTAACAAGCTGCGTAACTTCGTGGTTAAGACAACCGTGGCGATTTCGTCTGGTTCGTCTGGCAACGTGGTTGTGTCGCCTGCCGTTATCACCGCTGGTCAATTCCAGAACGTGAGCATCCCCACCACTTCTAGCACCGCTGCTGTAACTCAGTTCAACAAGACTGGTGTTGTGTCTGCTCAGAACATCATCATGCACAAGAATGCTTTCACTTTGGCTGTGGCCGATTTGGAATTGCCAGAAGGTGTGCATTTTGCTGGTCGTGCAAGCGATAAAGAGATTGGTCTGTCAATGCGTGTTGTGCGTCAGTACACCATCAACAACGACAGCATCCCAACTCGCTTGGATGTGCTCTACGGTTGGGCCCCGCTCTACCCCGAATTGGCTTGCCGCGTTGCAGCCTAATTGACAATGGGGGCTAATCACCCCCGTCATTAAACTTTTTTTAAGGAAATTCAAAATGGCTAATCCAGGACCAGCATCCACCCAAACCCCCGTTTATTTGCTTGATGGCAATGCCGCTGATGGCGTTTTGCTTGGCATCGCGGGTGGCAAACTCGGTTTCTACGGCGAAACTCCCGTTGTTCAAGCAGGCGCAATCACCGCATTGACCGCAGGCCCAACAACTGCTGAATTCGTTGCAGCAACTAACGCTATCATTACAGCACTCAAAAACATCGGCGTGACAGCTTAATTTTTGTAGTTGCCTTTGCGCCCTCTGAGTAAAATCAGGGGGCGTTTTCTTTTTGTGAAGGAAAAAGATGAAACACGTGATGATTGCTATCCCCGCCTATACGGGAGTGGTTCACATGGGGACTATGCGGGCCCTGATAAACGACACCTTAGAGTTGGTCAAAAGGGGTGACCGCTTTACCTTGGTTGACGATATTGGCAATGCTCTGATAGCTGATAGCCGAGGCGTGATAGCCACTCGATTTTGGGAATCCGACTGTGATGACCTGATTTTTGTGGATTCGGATGTGACTTGGCAGGCTGGTGCGTTGCTTAAATTGGTAGACGCGCCTGTTGATTTGGTGGCGGGTGTTTACCCTGCTAGGCGTGACCCAATCAGCTACCCGCTTCACTATTTGGAGAAGGAAGAACTGTGGGCTGACCCCGAAACAATGCTTTTAGAAGTCAAGTCTGTGGCCACGGGGTTTATGAAGATTAGCCGAAATTGCATCGCCAAGATGATTGAGGCTTATCCCGAGAAACATTACTACACCGCAGAGAGAGACAAGCAGTTCTATCCATTGTTTGACCATGTGTTTGAAGATGGGTATAAATGGGGTGAGGATTACAGCTTCTGTATCCGCTGGAGAAATATCGGGGGGCAGGTTTGGATTGACCCTGAGATTGCAATGGGCCACGTTGGGTATAAAATCTTCCAAGGGCATCTAGGAAATTACCTTAGAAATAGGTAAAATTTGTCCATTCTTTGCAAAGGAAAAAATATGTCAACTCCTTTTCGCGTAGTGGGCCCAACCGTAGCGGTTTCGGCTGGCGCTACCGCCACAACTGAGCGTCTGGTAAACAACAATCCCAACATTCAATGTAACTTTGTGTCGCTGATTAACACAGGCGCTACAAGCGTTGCTGTGAAGTTTGGCCCTACTGGTGTTGATGCACCTGTTTTGCCTGTGAGCGGCACAAATACTGGTGACTTTGTGTTGCCACCTTCAATGAATGATGCGATTATGTTTGCCGTTCCAACCACTCCCACTTATGTGCGAATGATTGGCTCTGCTGCTGGCCCTTCAATCGTTTACGTTACCCCCATCGCGTTTTAAGGGGGCTTCATGGCTGACCCCGCCGAATCAGAAAACCAAAACTTACTGCCCGTTCAGGCGTATTTTTCGGTTGACGGGACATTTCAAACCTTCATTGGTCAGGGTCAGCCGTTTTACGCGACTGTTAACCCGTCACAATCGGGTTTGAACATCACAAACAGCACGATCAACTCAACGACAATCGGTGCTGTCACTCCCTCTACTGGGGTTTTTACCAATGTCGCAACGACAACGGGAACAATCTCCACCGCGCCTACTGCGAACACAGATATTGTCAACAAGCAATACGTGGATGCGGTAGCCCAAGGGCTAAACCCAAAGCAAGCGGTAAAGTGCGCCACAACCGCGAATATCACGCTTTCTGGCTTACAGACTATTGACACCTATACCACTCTGTCAGGTGACCGAGTGTTGGTTAAAAACCAAGGCACAGCGTCTGAGAACGGCATTTATGTCGCATCGGCAAGCGGTTGGACTCGCGCCACAGATATGGACACATGGTCGGAAGTGCCAGGCGCTTACACCGTTGTTCTGTATGGTTCGGCCAATTACCAAACTGGTTGGGTTTCCACATCGTCTGATACGGGGATAATCAACGTCACCGCCATCACCTTTGTGCAGTTTTCGGGGTCTGCGACCTACTTTGCTGGCACAGGTCTGACCCTTGCGGCCAACACCTTCAGCATTACAAATACTGGCGTAACAGCGGCATCGTACGGTTCAGCTTCTAAGACTCTTACCGCGACTGTCAACGCCCAAGGCCAATTAACGGCACTTTCTGCCTCTGATATTGCCATTGCTGGCACTCAGATCACAAGCGGGTTAGTAAGTCCGACTTACGGCGGCACAGGGGTCAATAATGGCTCAAACACCCTAACTTGGAACGCAAGCTATACGCTGAACCAATCGGTTGCGTCTGGTGCTTCACCAACGTTTGTGGGTGCTAACTTTTCGTCAATCCCTAATTCGGCGCTTACTAACAGTTCTGTCACCATTAACGGGACTTCCATCGCCCTTGGTGCTTCGGCCACCATCACGGCGGCCAATCCTTTTGCGTTGACTTTGGGAACTGGACTGTCGGGAACTTCTTACGATGGTTCATCTGCGGTAACTGCGGCCATTGCTAACACAGGGGTTACAGCGGCTTCTTACACGATTCTGAACGCCACAGTTAATGCTCAAGGTCAACTTACTGCGGCATCAAGCGCTTCAACGACAGGTTCGGGTAATGTGGTTTTGGCCAATGGCCCAACCCTTTCAGCCCCTCTGATTGACAATGCCAATCCTTACATCGACTTTGGTAACGGCTCTGCTGTGACCCTTGCCGCTGGTCGTATGTGGTACAACGGTTCTAATGGTTCGTGGAACTTGGGCATGGGTGGTGGAAACATTACCCAACAAGTTGGCGAGGAACTGTTCAGATACGGCAAGGCTTCTGCTGCGATTACAGATTCACCACTTCAATTGGTCTACAAAACAGGCGTGGTGGGTGCTTCTGGCGTGATTACCTTTGCCCCTGCGGTGGCGGGAATTACTGACGCAAACAACATTTTGGGCTGTGCAACCGAAAACATCGCCTTAAATGGCTTTGGTCGAATCACCACCTACGGCATCATTCACGGCATCACAACCAACGGCACAGCCTATGGTGAAACTTGGGCTGACAACGATGATATCTATTACAACCCAACCACAGGTGGTTTGACAAAGACTTTGCCAACTGCGCCAGGTCTGAAGATGTTGATCGGTACGGTCATCAACGCTGGTTCTGGTGGTTCTGGTTCGTTTATCGTCAAATTGGGCGTTGCGACTTATCTTTCTAAGCTGTCTGACGTGCAATTTACTAGTTTGGCAGACACCAACCTATTGCAATACGACAGCACCGCAGGATATTGGAAAAACGTAGCAATTGGCTCGGTTTCTGTTGGAACTGCCACCAATTTGGCTGGCGGTGTGGCGGGTGCAGTCCCCTACCAATCAGGCGTTGGGGCAACAGGATTCACGGCGGCTGGCACGACAGGTCAGGTCTTGACCTCAAACGGCACAAGCGCACCTACTTGGACAACCCCAACCGCTTACGCCACAGTTACTGACGACACAACCACAAACGCCACCCGTTATCCGCTGTTTGCGGCCACCACAGCGGGCAATTTAACGACAGAGTATGTCAGCAGTACCAAGTACCAATTTAACCCCTCTACGGGCGTTTTAACGGCTACGCAATTTAGCGGGTCTGGTGCTGGTCTGACCTCAATCCCCAATTCAGCACTTACTAACTCAAGCATCACAATTGGCTCAACCGCCATCAGCTTGGGGGCGACTGCAACGACCATTGCGGGGCTGACTTCTGTCACATCAACCACTTTTGTGGGCGCTTTGTCTGGTAATGCCTCAACCGCAACGACTGCGACAACCGCAACAAACGCAACGAACACGGCGATTACTGATGACACGACTACAAACGCCACTTTCTATCCGACTTTTGTAAGCAACACCACGGGTAATTTGCCACAAACAGTTTCGTCAACAAAGCTAAAATTCAACCCATCAACGGGGGCTTTGACAGTCAACCAGTTAATCATCGCACCATAAGGAAGAATCATGGGCAATTTAGTATTTCAAGCAACACTAGGCGGTCAAGTTAACTTGGTCGGCCCTAACACCGCATCCACTTTTAACCTGAACGTTCCTGCTGTTTCGGCTACTCTGGCGACAACAGACGCAAACACATTTACTGCGGCACAAACTTTTGCGGCTGGTTCAGCAAGCGCCCCCGCTTTAACTACAACAGGCGACACAAACACAGGTATCTTCTTCCCTGCTGCTGATACTGTTGGCATCACTACTGGTGGAACTGAGCGTCTGAGAGTTGATAGTGCTGGTAACGGAGGTTTAGGTGTTACGCCTAGCGCTTGGAGTGCGAACAGACTTGCTTTGCAAATTGGCGGTTCAAGTGGCGGGTATGTTACAGCCAACAGCGGATTGGCAATCAGTTCCAATTATTACTATTCATCAGGTGACAAATTTGTTGCTAATGGATATGCGCCGTTATATTACTTAAGTTCTGGTAATGGACAGCATCAATGGTACACATCTAACAATAACGCAAGCGGTGCTGGCGCAGCGGTTACTCTCACCCAAGCAATGACGCTTGATGCTAGTGGGAATTTGGGTATTGGTACTTCAAGCCCTGCTGCAAATCACAGAGTTGATGCGTATCAGGCTTCAAATGACACCTACATTCGCGCTAGAACAAGCGGAACTACTGCGGGATTCATTTCAGAAAACGCTAGCAATAAGTACTTTGCTGGTGTTTATTACTCAGTAGCAAATGCGTATCAAATTTACGATATTACAAACGGCGCAGCTCGCATGACTATCGACTCCAGCGGTAACTTGCTGGTGGGGACTACATCGGCGGGTGCTGGTATAGGTTGGACAACTCGTTTTGCTCTTGATGCAGGCGGAAATTACGGCGCTGTTTTCAAAACAAGTTCAACAAGCCTTGAATGTATTGATTGCTGGAACGCTGCAACAACAGGTAATAACGCATTTGTTAATTTTTATACAGAAGCAAGCCCTACTGGTAGAGGTTCAATTACTTACAACCGTGGGGGCGGTTTAGTTGCGTATAACACAACTTCTGACTATCGCGCCAAAACTGTAACTGGGCCTGTTCAAAATGCGTTGTCAAAACTTACCTCTTTGAAACCTAGTACTGGTCGCATGAACGGCGCTGAGTTTGACATTGACTTTTTTGTTGCACATGAACTGCAAGAAGTTGTGCCTTCTGCTGTTACTGGTGAAAAAGATGCAGTTAAGGAAGATGGAACACCTATTTATCAGATGGTTGACAAGTCTGCATTGATTCCATTGTTGACAGCCGCCATCCAAGAACAACAAGCTCTTATCACAGCTTTGACAGCCCGTATTACAGCATTGGAGCAAGCATGACAAGCATCACATGGAAAATCAATAACCTAGAACGTCAAACCTCTGATGGTCTTGTAACCGTAGTGCATTGGGGTGCTTCAGCAGAAGATGGAGACTTTGGTGCATCTATCGTGAACACACAAGCCCTAGAGCGAGGTGACTCATTCGTGAACTACGACACCCTGACTGAAGAAACAGTCCTTGGTTGGTTGTGGACTAAGGTAGACAAAAAGACTGTAGAAGCTGCTCTAGAGGCTCAGATTGAGGCTCAGAAGGCCCCTGTGATCTCTAGCGGCTTGCCTTGGGTGACAGAATGACTTTCGTCTGGAAAATCCTAGAACTGTTTGCAAAGGAAGGCCGAATCACATCGGCTAAATACCATTGCGCTGTTTCTGATGGTGACAACACCGTAGAGACTGAGGGATATTGGTCTTTCCCTGAAGCGGGAACTGTGCCTTTTGACCAAGTGACCGAAGAAATGATTGCTGGTTGGATTGAACAAGCCTCTATCAAAGACGGCCAGAGTGTCATAAAATCAAGGCTAGAAGAACAGCTAAAAGCACAACAAAAGCCTGTTCCAGCCCCTTGGATGCCGCAAGTCTTTACGCCAAATATTTAAGGATTCCCTATGGCAATGCCAATTGACATTATCAGCAGAGCGTTAAAAGATATTGGCGCATTGGAAGCTGGCGAGACACCCACGCCTGATGCGGCACAAGACGCATTTGATATGCTGAATGACCTTGTTGACCAATGGTCAAATGAGAGTTTCATGGTGTTCAACGTCACAGAGATTATTTTCCCTGTGATTAACGGTCAGACCCAATACACGATTGGCCCAAATCCATCAACTCAGAACTTCATCGGCGCGTCATTTACTGGCTCGATTTCAGGCAACATCCTGACCGTGACAGGCATCAACTCTGGTGCTGTGGCTCAAGGCCAAACCCTGAGTGGCACAGGCATCACTCAAGGCACAAAGATCACAGCAAACCTGACAGGTGCAGGCGGTAATGTGAACGAAGTTGGTACTTACAGGGTAAACATTAACCAAACTGTTGCCTCAACAACCATTACCGCCAACTATCAAAAGCCTTTGAGCATTGATTCGGCCTTTGTTCGTATCAACACCACATCCAATGGCCAACCCATCTTGAATGGTGGTTTGGATTACCCTGTGGCGATTCTTGCCCTGCAAGATTACGAAATGATCGGTTTAAAAACGCTAAACGGCCCTTGGCCAAAAGCGTTGTATTACAACCCAAATGAAGAATCTGGCAACTTGTTTGTGTGGCCAAACCCCGCCCAAGGCGAAATGCACATCTTTGCAAACACTTTGTTCAGCCGTTACGACAGCCTTTATACCGATGTAAACCTGCCACAAGGCTATTCAATGGCTTTGCGTTGGTGCTTGGCTGAACGTCTGATGCCTCAATATGGCAAGGCTAACCAGACTCAAATCGCAATGATTCAACAGTATGCGGCTCAATCAAAATCCACCCTCAAGCGAACCAATATGTCACCATTGCAATTGTCTCGCTATCCTGATGCGTTGATGAATTCTCGCAGCAAAGACGCGGGCTGGATTTTGACTGGCGGCTTTGTTTAAAGGGTAAAAAATGCCGGATTTTGGCTTTGTCGGCCCAAGTTATGAAGCACCTAGCATCTACCAAGATGCCCAGGAATGTATTAACTTTTTCCCTGAAATTGACCCACTCAAACAGCCTGGTGAGCGTGGCGTGGTCGCGCTTTACCCAACGCCAGGGCTGACAATCAAGGCCGTCTTACCGAACCTTCAAGAAGTTCGCGGTCTGCGTACCTTGTCTGGTGGTGAACAAATGATTGCGGTCTGTGGCCCTTACGTTTACGTTCTGACTGCCAACCTAGTCCCTGCTGTGGTGGGGTTCTTGAATTCCTCAAGCGGCAAGGTCGGAATTACTGACAACGGCATAAACGCTTACATCGTGGATGGGGCTTATCGCTACACATGGCGTATTTCAGCGCCTGCGACTGCGGTGTTTACTGGCTCAATCAGCACAACGACTCTGACTGTAAGTTCTGTGTCAAGCGGCACTATTGCTGTCGGACAATCTCTTTACGGCGTGGGTGTGTCGGCTGAAACCGTCATTACCGCATTGGGAACTGGCACAGGCGGGGCAGGAACTTACACGGTTAACGTGTCTCAGACTGTGACCGCTGGCGCATTGAATTCTGCAACTGTGGGGGCAACCTTCACCGCGACAATTTCAGGCACTACCATGACCGTTTCTGCGGTTGCTAGCGGTACTCTTTACCTTGGCCAGACAGTTCAAGGCGCTGGTGTAACGGCCAATTCTGTGATTACCGCTTTGGGTACGGGAACTGGTGGGGCTGGTACTTACACCTTGAGCGTTTCTAGCACCGTAGGCTCATCAACCACAATGTATGGTTTGAACTTTTCTGTTCTTCCCTCTACCGATGGTGCGTTCAGCGGCGCAAATACCTGCGACATTATTGACAACTACTTCATTTACAACAATCCCACAACTCAGGAATGGGGCGCGTCTGACCTTCTAAGTCCGATTTCGCCTGCTTTGAGTTATGGATTGAAAGACGGTTCGCCTGATGACTTGGTGGCTCTGATTGCTGACCACCGCGAAGTTTATTTAATGGGCGAGACTTCTTCAGAAGTGTGGGTTGATGTGGGTGCTGTGCCTTTTCCTTTCCAAAGAATCCCTGGCACTTCTACCCAACACGGCATTGCTGCGCCATTTTCCCTCTATCGCCTTGGTAACTCATTTGCTTATGTAAGCCATAACAACCGTGGCCAAGCTCAGATCATGCAAATGAACGGGTACATCCCACAAAGAATTTCCACTCACGCTGTGGAAAACACTTTGGTTAACCAGACGATTGATGATGCGATTGCTTGGACTTACCAGCTTGAAGGCCACGAAGTCTATGTTGTGACTTTCCCAAGTATCGGGACAAACGGCCTGACATGGGCTTATGACGCTACAACTCAAATGTGGCACAAATGGCTCTACACCGCTAGCGACAACTCTTATCAGCGTCACCGTGGCAACTGCTGTGCGGTCTTTCAGGGCATGGTTCTTGTTGGGGATTACGACAACGGCAAGATTTACCAACTAGACAAAACCAACTTTACTGATGATGGTCAGAACGTGCGCCGCTTGCGTAGAGCGCCCCACCTTGTTTCTGACTTCCAGCGTCAGTATTTTGATGAACTTCAGATTCAGTTCCAGCCTGGTGTCGGGACTACTGGTTTGTCTCAGCCTACTGGTGACATTTACCTAAATTCGCCCTACATCATTTACCCTGAAGCGACCTTCACAATTGGCCCGTTCCAGACCTTCATCATTGGTCAACAGGCTAACTTGGCCACCAACTCCACCACGACCAACCCACAAGCGATGTTGCGATGGTCAAATGACGGTGGTTCAACTTGGTCTAAGGAATATTGGGTTTCCATCGGTAAATTGGGCAAGTATCAAAATCGTGCCATTTGGCGCAGATTGGGCATGGCGCGGGACAGAATCTTTGAAGTCTCGATTACAGACCCTGTAAATGCCGTGATTGTGTCAGCTAACCTAAAAGCATACGGGGGTGACAATTGAGCAACGGTTTACCCACAACTTACCAAACAAATCCCTATCCACAGAGTGAATTTCTGGATGGGAGCACGAAACGACCTACAAGGGCATGGCAACAATTCTTTATGAATCTGTTGAACTTTTCCTCAGCAACAACAGCGACCACGGGGGCGGCAACGCTTCCCGCTAATCCTGTTGGGTTTATAAATGTGACTGTTAACGGTCAGCCTTACAAAGTGCCTTATTACAATCCTTGAATGAAAATTCTACGCATACCGCCCGAACAAATCTCACAAAGATGGGGACAGATTTCCCCGTTTTTGGCTGATGTTCTAGAGTGTGCGACTGATGATTTCACTCTTGACCAAATGAAGGTTTACCTAACCAATGGTCAATGGCTAACGCTAGGGGTTTTTGATGAGGCAGACTTAAAGGGCGTGATTACCGTTTCGTTCACAAATATGCCAAACGACAGGATTGCGTTTATTACTGCCATTGGTGGCAAAAATATTACCAATTCCGACACTTTTAACCAGTTTCAGACTATCCTAAGAGCGCATGGTGCGACTAAAATTCAGGGTGGTGTAAGAGAATCTGTTGCGAGACTTTGGCGCAGGCTTAACTTCAAACAACGCCAAATTTTGGTGGAGTTCAAACTATGAGATACAACGCATTTTTTGGCGAATTACCGCTTAACGCTTTCAAACCCCGCCCTAGTGGGGGAATGACTCTTGAGGGCGGTAACCCGATTTCGGCTGTGACCGATGCGGTGACTGATGCTGTTGGTGGCGTTGCCGATGTGGTTGGCGGTGCGGTTGAAACCGTTGGCGATGTTGGCCAAACCGTCATCAATGAGGTCGGAAACGCTGGCAAGGCAATTGACCAAACTGTTCGCGATGTGTTGCCTGGCGGTTGGACTACCGCCGCATTGTTAGCCGCTGGTTACTACTATCAGCCAGAGATTGCCGCTTACATGAATTCACAAGGGGCAACAGTACCCCTTTCCCAAGTGGCTGATGCTAGCGTTGTTGCTGGTGCTACGCCTACCGCCGCCGCCGCTGGTTCAGCAGGCACAGGCTTAACCGCTGGTGGAACTGGTTTGGGAATGACCTTGCCACAAGCCACAACTGGTTTGGGCATGACAGCCCCTGCTGGCGCTGGTTTGGCCGCAGGAACTACCGCAGGCACTTCTGCCGCAAACCTAGCTGGTTTGGGCGCAGGACTTGGAACATCTGGATTGGCTTCTGGAACAGGTTCTTTGTTGGGCGCGGCTGGTGCAGGTGCGGCTGGCTCTGCTTTAGGTTCTGCCGCCGCAGGTGCTGCGGGTGCGGGTGCAGGCTCAAGCCTTTCATCAATGTTGCCCTACATGACCGCTGGTCAGATTGGCACAGGTCTTTTACAAGCCAACGCCGCCACCGAAGCCGCCGACATCCAAGCCGCCGCCGCTGATCGTGCCTTGGCTCAACAACAAGCCAACTTCAATTTAATTAACCAACAGCAAGCCCCATATCGCGGTGCTGGTTATGGCGCTCTGAACAAATTGGCTGGAATGGGTAGCGGTCAAACTCAGATGTATGACGAGACAGGCAAGCCAATTGGTGCTGTTACTGGTGCAACTGATTACTTGACTCGCCAATTTAGCCCTGAAGATTTTGCCGCAGGCATTGACCCTGGCTATGCTTTCAGACTCCAACAAGGTCAAATGGCCAACCAAAGAGCCGCTAACGTTGGCGGTGGTGCTTTGTCTGGCAACACCTTAAAGGGTTTGCAAGACTACACACAAGGCTTGGCATCTACTGAATACGGCAACGCTTTTGACAGATTCCAAAAACAACGCCAAAACATTTACAACACTTTGGCGGGTATTGCAGGCATTGGTCAAGCAGGCCAAACAGCCACAAACACAGCAGGCACTAACTTGGCCAACGCCGCTTCTCAATTGGGTGTCGGTGCGGCTGGCGCTCAAGCCGCTGGCTTAACTGGTCAAACAAACGCTTTGGCCAACACCGCTCAGAACGTGATTGGCAACTACACTTTGGCATCATTGTTGAACCAGCGTGGCAATGTTGCTTTACCAACAGGTTAAGGATTAAAGATGGCTGACTATCAATTCAACACAAACCTTGGCCCTGCCCTTCAACAAGGCACAAACATTGCCGATATGGTAAACCTTGCACGTGGTGTGCAGTCTTACCAACAAGCTCAAGAACTCAACCCTTTGGCTGTGCAAAAAGCCAAGATGGAAATTGAGCAAGCGCAGAAGTTAAATCCTTTGGCTGTTCGTCAACAGACCGCCCAAACTGGTACGGCTGAACTTGGCTTGAGTTCTGCCCAAACCGAAAAACTGTATGGTTTGGCTGGTGGCGTGTTGAATGACCCACGACTGAAAAGCAAAAAGCCAGAAGAAGTGATGGGTGCTTTGTACGAAGCTCAACAACGTGCCTCAACTTATGGTTTGCCAAAAGAAACCGTTGATGGTGTGTTTAACCCATTGTTCCAAACCGCACAAAAGCGCCCTGAAGCGGTGAAGCAGGCCATCAACAATATCGTTCAAAGCCGCTTGCCTGCTGAATCACAGACAGCCTTGCAAATGGGTGGAACTGTTGAAATCAATGGCGTTAAATACCAATATGCCCCTGCCTCTGGCAAACTTGAGCAAATTGGTGGCGGTGCTGCACCTTCTGCCGTACCCGCCGCACCTACCGCGCCCTCTACGCCTTCAGCGCCTTCTGCCCCGTCAGAAATGCGTGGCCTTGTTCGCCAAGATATGCCTGTTGCCTCTGGTGGTGTTCCGCAAATGAACACACAGCAAACTGCTCGATATGACGAAGGCCAAAAGATTCAAGCCGAATCCACAAGCCTTGCACAAGCCGCCCAAGAAGCCAAGCAAACATCACGCAAGATCAAAGAAAACATTGCCGCCGCCTCTGGAAGCAAGCCTGGCCAATTAATTCGCTCTGCTGGTAAGTTCATTGCTGGTAGTGAGGAACTTGACGAGTTGGTCAAGAACTTGGCAGACAACCAAATGCGTCAAGCCGTATTGATGGGCGCAAGTCAAGCCACAGATCAAGCCCGTCAAGTGGTGGCTTTGGCGAATGGTAGCGAAAACATTACCGCAGGCGCTTTGGCTCAGATTGTTCAACGCGCCGATGCAACTTCTACCGCTTTGGAGAAGTTCAACAAAGGTCTGAACAAATACTTTGAGAAGTCTGGTGCATACAACGGCCCAATCCATGCGAGAAACTTTAAGCAAACATGGGCTGATAACTATGACCCACGAATTTTCATGGTTCAGAACGTCAATTCTTCTGATATGTCACCCGCTGAGAAACAAGCGCAACTGCAATTGATTCTTAAGGGTACATCAGAGCAAGAGCGTAAAGATTTGGCTAAAAAGGCTGAGATTATCAAACGCTTAGAAAGAGGTGATTTCTAATGGCATACGAAACCGACCCAGATGTTGCGGCATTTTTGTCTGTCGGTAAAGGTTCTGCCGCCAGCCGAATCCCAACAAAAGAACCAACGCTTGAAGAAATAAAGAAGAACAAAAAGGGTTATTCAAACGCTAACCCTCAATTGCAAGCGGAAGCAGACTATGCAACCGACCCCGATGTTTCTGCCTTTTTGTCAGTTACACCGAAGAAAGTAAAAACTGCAGACTTGCCAAACCAATTCCAACAATTAGTTGGTAAGGGTTTGCAGACATTTCAACAACCAATTCAGCAAATGCGCGATATTGGCGAGGCTGGTGCAGCTTTGTTAAGTGGTGCTGTTGCCGCGCCTTTGGGTGCTGCTACTGGTGTCGTTTCTGCCTTACGATCAGGTAAGTTTGGCACTCAAGAAGGCATCAAAGCAGGCCAAGAGCAAGCCGCAAACTTACAACAGCAACTGACCTACCAACCAAGGTCTGAGGGTGCAAAATCTATTGTTGAATCAATTAGCAAGATTCCTGAAAAGATAACTGGTTCAACTATGGGGTTCGGGCCTTTGCCTGAAACTTATGGATTTGCGCCTTTGGCTGTGCCTGCGGCTGAACAAGCTGTTGCAAAAACCGCCGCCGCGCCTACTCAAATGCGCCAGCAATTTCAGAATCTTAAAGCTCAAGCGCCTACTGTTAGAGTGGAGAAAGTCCAGCCAGGTATGCAATCGGGCGGTGCGGCTGCGGCTGTTCCAGAGAATGTATTGCGTGGCAACATTGATGCGGCCATTGCTAACGCTACCCCTGAACTTCAGGCTCATGTCAGCGCCCTGCCACCTCAAAAGGTCAACATTCCTGCTTTGGAAACCAGAGCGTTGGAAGAAAAGCATGGCGTGAACCTTACAACTGGCCAACGTAGTGGGGACACACAGCTTTATTCACAAGAATGGAATAAGCGTGGCGAATCTGAAGCCTTGGGCAGTCACTTTAATGAGCAACCAGTTCAGATTTCTAACGCTTTTGAAGTGTCTAAACAGCGTCACGCCCCTGATATTCCATCGACAGCCGATGCGTCAGAGTTGGGTCAGATAATGATTGACTCATTGGCGGCAAAAGATCAGGTTCGCCAAGACGCTATTAGAGGCGCTTACAAGGCTTTGGAAGAAGCCAATGGTGGCCAGTTCCCGATTGATGTGCAAACGCTTGACACAAACATTAAGAGCAATTTGGCATCTAAGTTAAAGACAAGCCACCTTTCTACCGCTATTGCGTCAGACCTCAAAGACTTCTACGCTAATCCAACATTTGAGGCTTACGAGGCTCTGAGAACTAACCTGTCAAACGAAATGCGTTCTAGCGCAAATGGAAACGCTCGGGCTGCGGCTTACATTGTTCGTCAGGAATTGGAGAACTTGCCTATCTTTGGTGAAGATGGTGGCAGTTTACAAGCACGACAATTGAAGGCTTTGGCTGACCAAGCGCGTTCACTACACAAAGAGCGCCAAGACATTCTCAAGTCAAACCCTGCTTATCGTGCCGCTGTTCGTGAGGCTGGAACTTTGGAAGAAGCCGCCGCCCAAGGTGAAAGCCTGAACGCTGACAAGTTCCACAAGAAATTTGTGGCTAGCGCAAGCCCTGAAGCAATTAGACGCATGAAGGCTGAACTTGGTGCTGATGACATTGCTAATCAGGCTATCTCTTTTAGCGAATTGGAACGCGCCAAAAACGCCGCAGTTAATGCTAGTGGCCGCAACCTTACACCAGAACAGTTTGCCAAGTTCTTTAAACAGAACAAGTCAATCCTGCGTGAAACTCTGTCGCCTGAAGCGATGCAAGATGTGACCGAGTTGGGTATGTTGACTAGCAAGATTGGTATGCCCAAAACAGGCACATTTAATTATTCAAACACTTACAGCGGAATGTTGGCAGACATGGCCAAACAGGGTTTGTTGGGCGCTGGTGAGGCAAAATTAGCAACAATGACAGGCGGGGCTTCAATTCCTGCTGTGTCTCTTACCCGTCAAATGTTTCAAAGAATGAACAAAGAAGCATTTGCGCGTGAGGCTCTAAACCCCTATGGTGGACTAACTAAGGACTAAAAATGGCAGTAAATCTTTCCCCTATTGGTAACGGCTTCCAGTTCTTTACCACCACAGGCATCCCGTTAGCGGGTGGTTTCCTCTACACCTATCAAGCGGGTTCAACCACTCCATCAGCGACCTATACCGACAGCGCGGGGACTATCCCCAACACCAACCCAATCCAATTGGGGACTGATGGCCGCCCACCACAAGAGATTTGGTTAACCGCTGGCTCGACTTATAAGTTTGTGTTGGCCGATTCCTCTAACGTGGTGATTCAGACCTATGACAACCTTTATGGAATTATTGGCACGACTCCATCTGTTAGTGCTGTTCCTGCTGGCGGGATTATTATGTGGTCTGGCTCAATCGCTAGTATCCCTTCTGGATATTATCTTTGCGATGGTCAGAACGGCACTCCTGACTTGCGTGATCGTTTTGTTGTTGGCTCTGGCTCAACCTATGCTGTGGGTAATACTGGCGGTTTTACTTCTGCTGTGACCTCAAACATCGGCACAAACCTGCCCCTGTATTATTCTTTGGCGTTTATCCAGAAAGCCTAAGATGGAAAACGTGGAGACTAAATTGGCCGTTCACGAAGCCATTTGTGCCGAGCGTTACCACCGAATCAATAGCTCTTTGGATGACGGTTCTAAGCGCATGACAAAGATTGAATATCTTTTGTATGCGGTGATGATCGCTGTCCTGCTTGGGCCTGGCGTGGCTGCCGAGTTTGTAAAGAAACTTTTGGGGTTGTGATATTGACCCGATTTCTGCAATGCTCATGCTGTCAAGCGCACTCAAGGGCATACGCTCTTGTTGTGAAATGTTGTCACAGGGCAAAGCAGAGATACAGCGCATAAAGAAGGGGGTCGCTGATGCCAAAGAGATTGCGAAGGAAGTTTCTGGATTCTTTGGTTGGATTAAAAGCCTATTTAGTTCTGAAGCCAAGCCTAGCCCTGAAAGCGTACCAGTTAAGTCAGAAAAGAAAGTAAAGGATGAATATGTTGACTACATTCCTGACCAAGATGCGATCATTGACCAGTTCATTAAGCACGTTGGCGACTTCTTTAAAGCACAGGCTTACCTCATTGCTTACAAAGAAGATTTAGAGCGCAAAGTGTTTAGCACCTCATACGGCGACAACAACATTGGAGCTTTGGAATTGATTTCCATTGAAACAAAGTTGGTCAAGTGTGGGACTGAGCTACGGGAGTTGATGAACGAAGCGCCTGCGGAACTTGGCCCTCTGTACAGCCGATATAAAGCCATGTACGCTAAGATTCTTGATGAACAGCGTAAGGCAAGGGAAAGGGACAAAAGAAACGAAAAGCAAAGGCGTTTAGACAAGATCAAGACTGAAAATGACAGGGTTGATCGTTGTGTTCCTCATTGGGTTACGCTTGGTTTGGTCATTATCTTTTGGTTGTTTGTATGGCTAATATCTCTGAATATGACGCAAAAATCTACTTTTGGGGCATGGTCTTATTCGCCACCGTCAGCTTTATCGCACTCCCTGTCGTTGCCTTTATTTATCTGGAAAACCGAATCATCAACGAACAAACCAAGATTGCTTTGAAGAAGATTGAAAAGCTGGAAAAGAAGTTAACCAAAGAAAAGGAAGAATGATGTTACCAATCGTTGCTGGAATCGTGGCCAACCTGATTAACAACGGGATGCACAAGGTTGCTGACCAAGTTATAGAGAAGGGCGTTGATGCTGTCCAACAGAAACTTGGCATGGAACTCAAGCCAGAGGGCGAGGCCACACCAGAATACAACGCTAAGTTACAAGAGGAAGCAAACCGTCATTCTGAGTTTATGGCCACGCTTGACGAGAAATCAACCCAACGCGCAACAGATATGTATATGGCCGATGACAGCACCAAGCGCTTTACTCAGCTTTATGCGTGGTTCTTAACTGTCGTTTCGTTCTTGTATTTCTTTATGGTATCTTTCATGCCCATCGAGAACCGCAACCGAGACTTCATCAACATCATTTTGGGATTTCTAATCGGTACTGCGGTGAACTCTTTGATTCGCTTCTTCTATGGGTCATCTAACAAGTCTCAAGAGGCTGTTGACCAAAAGCAAAAGGAACAAAAAGAATGATTCCAGAGCGCAAACACCTTGAAGCTGCGGGGGTGAAAGACCCTGATAAATGGCTAGATGCCGTGGTTCAAACCTGCCAAGAGTTTGAGATTGACACCCTTGAAAGAATTGCTGCCTTCATTGCTCAGACCGCCCATGAATCTGGTGGGTATACGATGCTGACAGAGAACCTAAACTACAAAGCGGCAACCTTGGCGGCTTGTTGGCCAAACCGATTTGCTGTTCTTGGCGCTGACAAAAAACCCATCAAAGATGACAAAGGCAAGTTAACACCAACTGCTGTGGCAAACTCAATAGCGGGTCAGCCTGAACGCATCGCCAACTTGGTTTACAGCTCACGTATGGGCAACGGCCCTGCTGAATCTGGCGAGGGTTGGAAGTACCGTGGAAGGGGTTTAAAACAACTCACAGGCAAGGACAACTACAACCGTTGTGGGCAAGCCTTAAGCGTTGATTTTGTGGGCAACCCTGACCTTTTGTTAGAGCCCCTTTATGCCGCCCGTTCTGCTGGTTGGTTTTGGAAATCTAATAACCTGTCTAAATTTGCCGATGTGGAAGATTTAGAGGGCATGACCAAAAAAATCAATGGTGGACTAATCGGGATTGCAGACCGAAAAGCCCGTTACCAAAAGGTCAAGTCAGTCTAAGGCGCTGAGAGCTAAGACAAACACGCCAACGGCAACGCTGATAACAGCGCCAAGGATTAGGATTGCTGAGAGCATGATTATGTTCATCGTTTCATATTCCTTACAAATACTGCAAAGCTAGCGGCGGTGTCTCCAAAGACAACCATCTTTTCAAACTCTGCCGCCACTTCCTCAAGGACTAGATTGCGGTAAGGGTCTAGTTCTTTCTTTTGTTCAATTTGTTGTTTACGCCAACCCATTGCCTGCTCACGCTCAATGCGGTCAAATTCGTCATCTTCATCGGTCATTACAAACCCTTCCTTTTCTAGCCACTTTCGGAAATTTTCATCTATTTGGGTCGGTTTGGCACGTTTTCTTTTCCCATACCAAGGCGCGCCAGGGGCGAGAACTGTTTTCATCCCCAGAAAGCCAAGTCTAAAAGCAATGCCACAAAGACTATCCCAAGCAAAAGTTCGAAGTCATTCACAACAACCTCACTTGAACTGGAATAAACGCCCACTCGCGTTCCATACGGCCGCTGTTGGATTTCACTTGTTTTCCTGTTAAACATATTTGACCCTCTTTCATAAGCTCATTCAACCGTCTTGCTACCTGATTACCGTCAAGCCCTGTGTGCTTGGCGATACCGTCTTTGCCCAACGCGCCATGTATTTGGAGACAAGTAACAATCAAGCGTGAGTGATGCTTTGAAAGTTCTTTGGCTGAATCGGCAGCCATGAAGCTGGTGATTGGGTCTGTGTTTCTCGCTCTAATGTGTTCCATCTAATTACTCCTAAAGGGTGGGGTACTCGCTGCGACTGTGGCGAACCAACTTTGAACGGCACACATCGGTATTGGTTGAGGCGACTGCAACCACAGCATCCGCTTTCCCCCGTTAATCAAAAATCCATGTCTGAGTGTTCTTTTTCGCGTGGTTCGTTGAGATAAGCCCAACCTGACCAACCACCCTCAATGATTGGCAGATTGTCCAATTTCAACATCAGACCGTTCTTTGTGTCAATGATCGAGCCGATGCGGTAATACTTGGTCTTTTCAACGCCGTCTTTCATGTACTTGCCACCTGTGACGGTGACTTCATATTTAAATTTACTCATAGTTTTCCTTTTAAGTCATTGAGTTTGCTTACTTTCACATCTAATTCCATCAGAAACGACAGAACTTCTTTCTCCAACATTGATATGTAATCTTCATCCCTTGGGACTCGCTTAATAAACAATTGGAGTTCTTTTGGCAATCGTGGGTCAAAGCTCACGAAGTCACACCACTTTCTGTAGGTACAAGCCATTTGCCATTGCATCTGGGTAACATACTTGCCTGGCACAGTCTGGGTCAGCAAGGTGTCAATATGCGTAGCGGTATTAGGGCATTTAATCTCTACCAAACCCTCATCCCCAACAAGCCCATCAGGTGACGCGCCAGCCTGCTCAATGCGTGGGTGGGTAATCATGGCTACCTCATCCACCAAAACATCTTTAATGGCCTCATAAGCGGCTCTGGCGAGGGGTTCGTTATCTGTACCCCATTGCATTGCCGCATTGGTGTAGGACTCTGCCACAGTTCCTGTCATGCGCTCACAGACTAACTGCGCCATGTAGTTCTCGCGGCTGGTTGAATAGCCTGTTTTGGTCTTGGCAATCACATCAGCTACCCGTGAGGCCGTGACCTTACCCAAGCGCTGTGCGAACCATTCTGGTGTTCCCTGTTCAATCATTCTTGTATCTCCAAAAATGTTTCTGGTTCTGTGTATCCAAATGCGTTGTCTGTACAAAACATTTCTAATTTATCTTTCAATTTTTCGTTAATCATGTCTTTTAGACAACTGTGATTTGCGTCTGTTCTTACAGATATATGCGCTTCAAATATCACTTTGATGGTTTCAAACTTCTTCATTGTTCTCTCGCTTTCAGCATTGCGTCTGCTATCCAATAAGAAGCCTCTGCAAGTTTGTCGTCTGGACTTGAATAGTTTGGGTCGCTAAGAATTGCTTGCATCGCCTTGGCAGCAAAGTAATCACGCAATGTCATGCCTTCTTGTGGGCTTCCCCACCCTTCCCATCTTGGGCTTGGAAACGCTGGTGTATTCATGACAGACTCGCTTTCTTTTCGTCTTTAGCTGCAATGATTTTCTTCTGCCAGTTCGCATCAGTCCCACAAGCCTTATACGCTTCTGTGTAGGCTTTCTTTAGTTCGTCTGCGTTCTTAGCGTCTTGAATAGCAACCAAATGGTCTGCCATCATGTTTGAATCAACCGATGGTTTACGGCTAGCCATGTTGCCATCATCATCTTCTGGCGCGATACCGCAAGCTGCCATCAATGAATAACGGCGGCCATAAGTAAGCGCAGAAGCGTAGCCCTGTGGGTCTTTCTTGGTGGCAGGAAAGTGGACAATCCCGCACTCCAACATCTCACCTGATTCGTGAACAAACACAGTCTCAACCATAATGCCGTCAGGACAATCGTAGTTCTTCTGTAAAAGGAAAATGCCGTTGTCGTTCAATGCGTCAATGACAGCCTCAACGCAAGCTGACAAGTCAGCATACTTTGAGCGAAAGTGTGGGTTGGTGGAAGTCTTAAGGGCAGGGCCAAAGGCTTTTTGTGCCTTGACAAGTGCGGTGGCGATATTTTTCATTTATTTACTCCAGATAAAAACATCTAATGCAACAACAACCAAGGCGACAACGCTGATGGCCATGATTACTTTGTCAACCCAATGAAGCCCGTTGTAAGGCTTCTCAATTGATGCGCCATATTCCATCGTGTTGGGAAAGGCTTCGTTAAGTGTGCGGGGGTGTTTGCGTTCAGTCATGCTGCGTTCTCCAAAGCAATCTCCAAAGCCAAGTCAGCGTCACGGCGCTTAATGATGGCAAGATAGTTTTGTTCAAATTCGCGGATTACAGCAGGTGACAGCAAGTTGTAAATGCAATCGTCACCGATCATTACATTCCACAGAGAACCTGTGTATGGGTCAAAGATACATTCAAACGTTGCGGTTGAATCGTGGTGGGTCATTGTCAAAGTTTCCATCTAAATACTCCTAAGTAACGCCGAGAAGTTCAGCGCATGGGTTGAATCATAACTACAAATGTAGACAAATGCCAAGACCTTACAAAAATATTTTTAGCGTGTGGCGTAAATGCAACTGTTGCCCGTCTACCAATGTAGAATAATTGCATGACTATTGAAGATGCTATCAAACGCGCAGGCTCACCAAGTGAGCTAGCCAGGCTTTTAGGCGTAAGCCGAGGGGCTGTGTACTTGTGGCAGACGCGAAAGTTCCCCAAGATGAGGGTTTATCAACTACGGGTAATGCGCCCAGAATGGTTTGAGGTGATTGAATGAAAAAGCTAATCTGTATCATTTTTGCAACATTGTCATTTTCTGCCTTGGCGCAGACCACAACACACACTTACTGGATTAATGGCCGAGCTGTGACCTGCACAACAACTTGTTTCGGTCAATCCTGCTCTACGAACTGCTTCTGATGAGTTACGCCGACATTGAAATGAAGATCATCCAATGGGGTGAAGCGCGTGGGATTGTGCAAAACAGTAACCCAATGGCTCAAGCGCAAAAAACCCAAGAGGAATTGGATGAACTTATCACCGCCATACATGAAGATGACAGAGAAGCCATGAAAGACGCTTATGGCGACATTCTGGTGACTTTAATCATGGGTTGTGCTTGTGCTGACCTAGACCTAGTTGAGTGTCTTGCTGGCGTTTACAACGAGATCAAAGACCGCAAGGGTTATCTGAACGCTGACGGCATTTTTGTAAAGGAAAAATGATGTTCCCGCTTATTGGATTTCTCTGCGTTGTTGCGTGGTTGACACACATCTTTACCTG